CGAAAAAATTCGGCGGAGACGACGTCATGCTCTCCGTGAAACCCAACTTCGACTGTGAGGGTCTAGTCGATGCGATGCGCTCTTTCGGCCAAAATATCCACAAGATTGAGGTCACTGAGCCTGAGCAGGGTTTCGACTTCTTCTCTTGGCATTTCACCAAGAAGAAGGGGGCCGTAACTTGGGTTCCCACCCGGTTCTCCAAGCACGTCGAGAACTTCTTCAACACCAAGCATGACTACAGAGCTGACGCTCTGGTGGCGCACATGCTCAACTGGGTGCATTCTACTGAGCACTTCGACTTCTGGAGGGAGATCTATCTCACTTCCATGAAGGCGAGTCCAGAGAAGTATCCGATTGAAGCGTTGCCCGACCAGGAGCAGATCGTCTGTCATCTGCAAGGTTACGAGAGTTTGGTGCGTGATCCGGACCTCCTTGAACGCGTTACTGCGAGCGCTGTTCAGGAGCAGAAGGGATGCAGCGTGAGCGACGACACGCTCCGCTGCTAGCGCCTCGTGCGCGCTATATGTATGCGGTTTTACACTGAGTGAAAATAGAACACGAGAAAAGAAAACAAATTGCGTTCAGAAAACATGGTCAAGAAAAACACAACTGCGCTCGTAGTGTACAAGCAGCAGTCACAGAAACCGCAAAAGAAAAAGACCGTCAAAAAGAAAAATAAGGGGCACGCCGCTCGCCCCGATGGGAATGCAAGTGCATACCGAGCCGCCCTCTCGGACCCGTTTTCAGCGGGTTCGCAGGGCGCTCGGGTTCCAGATATGTACAGCGTTCCCACGACTACTCGTCACATCACTCGCTCCTTCACTGTATCGACGAACGCCTCTGGTGAGGCTGATCTGGTGGTTCTGCCTTCGGCTTTCCACCATGCGATCTCCACCAGAGGGTCGTTGGTAGGAGGGGTGAATTGGGTGACGGCCGATGGGGCTTCTCAAGCCGCCAGTCTTCAGACCACCCCGCCGGCGTCGCTCTCATCGCAGCTGGTCAATTACCGTATCGTTGGTTACGGCGTTAAGGTATTTGGTGTCAGCAGCATGACGACGACGCAGGGTAAGGTGCTCATGGCGACTGTCCCGGTGAGCAGTTGGGTCAACGACAAAAATGCGGCGGTCGGAGGCATCGCTTCGACGTCGAACAACTCCCTGGCCTCGCGTGGTAACACGCTGTCGGCCTACGGGGTTCCTGTCGCGTCAAGCGTTGTCGACATCTCGTCGCTTCCTAACCTGTCTAACAGTATGGAAACGTCAATGGTCCGGATCACGGAGAACCCGGTCACCGTGATTCCCAAGGTATCGAGTCCGGAAGCGTTCAACTTTCGCCAGTCAGCCGACTCTTCCATCGGTTTCGCGATCAACAACCAAACCAGCGCGAGCTACGTCCAGTCGGGCGATGCGTCGTATCTGAGGGTTGGAG